CTGCCCGATGGCTGCCAGGCCGTGTACGCCTGCGAAGAGTACGTGTCGCAACTCTCAGTCCAGCACGAAAGGCTGCCACTCCCGCCCGCTGCCGCTGTCGTCTCCGTCCAGACAGCCGCACCAGTCGACGCGTCAAGGCAAACAAATTCCTTGTCAAGCGTTACGTTGACCCAACGGCTGCCAACCGTGTAGCCGTCGACTGAATCGTCGCCAACACCGGGGTCAGTCGTCGCGGTGAGGTTGTATTTCAACTCGGACGTTGTGCCGCTGTCGATCAGTGCTACGCCCGCATAAGCTGACACGTCAGCCTCAAGCCCGCCACGTTCGTGAGTCAGCGTGCCGCTGGTGATATTACTCGCCGAGTGCGAATGGCCAGTCAGTTCGATCGTCCCGTCAGCATCCTGAACCGTCAGCACTCGCGTGGTTCCGGTCGTCAGTCCGTCAACTTCGAGCCTGACAATCTTCGTTGCGTCAACCGACCCCTTTGCAATGCCGGTTGTATCAACAACCGGCAGCGTATCACCACCAGTGACGGCCGAATCGATCGTCAGCGTTCCGGCTCCGTCGTCATAGGTCACCGTGATATCGGTTCCGCCAACAACCAAAGCCGCCGCCCTGTCATCGACCGCTTCACTGAAATCAGTGACATCTGATGCCGTATGTGTATGACTGGCCGTTGCAAACGCGGCCTCGTCGATATTCCGGTTGACGATCGTCCAATGGGATTCGAGTGTCGGGGAATCCTGATCGGCAATCAGCACATCACCAGCATCAACGGCAGCCGTGAAGAACGTCCCGGCTACACTCACTGTGTACGCGTCGCCCTTCAGAATACCACTTGGTGACGTGTCGAGGTCCGGTGAGTTCGTTGAGGCGTTGTAGCCGCCTTTGTGGTCGTACAACCCAGCAACCGCAGAGTCGACATAAGCTGTCGTGGCGTACGTGCCCAGATCACTGATCTGCGATTCAGTGATTGACAACCCGGACTCAAGAGTCGAGTAAGCAATCTTCTTATTAACCGGAGTGCCAGTCGGGTCATCGACGAACGTCAGCAGGTCATCTGCTGACAGTGATCCCGCCACCATTTCCGTGATTTTAGTGTCTGCCATCTACTCTCAAACTCCCGAAGTACAATCAACCCAGAACACTAACAGTTCACCATTCACGCGGATCGCCATACCCGCAGCACCAGTCGAACCAGTCATATCGAGCGACCGATTCACCACCCACTCAACGCGAGCAGTGGGTGAAGACGTAATCAAGTCCTGTGGTGTGTAAGTAGACCTGTCAGCAGCCATCACAGGGGCGTTTGCGGGGTCGCTGACGTAGACCGTTGCCCGTGCTGCGTCAGCACCAGTCAGACTGTCAGTGGCCGCACCAAGTGGCTCATTCAGTACAAAGAAAACAACCTGAGCACCGCCCAGAGTGTCACGCCTGACGTCGCGAACACTGCGAGGCATTGCCTCGACTCGCTTCGTTGCCGATGCAACCCGTTCTGCCGACTTGCGGTCAAACACGACCCCACTCATTCACCACGCCCCGTCTTCTGGTTATGGCAACGGCGACAGAGTGTCTGCCAGTTAGCACGATTCCAGAACAGTTGCTGGCAGCCGCGGTGAGGCTGAATGTGGTCGACTACCATCTTCCGTGGTACGTCGATCCAGTTGCATTCAGCACACACCGGGTTTGCCTGTAGCCAGAACACGCGAGCCTTCTGCCATTCGTAGTTGTAGCCACGCTGATGAGCAGTTAGCCGCTGACGTGTAGGAGTCGTCTTCACGGCTGGCGTGCGTCTGTTGTTCTTGGGACTGCGAGCGATTAAACCCCCAGATTTGCATAGGGCAACTCTGGCAGCACATTCCAGGTTGTGTAGTAGGCCGCACCCGGTAGCGTGGACGGATCGATCTGCAAACCGTTCACATCCAGCGGTGCAGGATGCGTAACAGGCTCAGAGTCATGCGTTGCAGCCCCCAGCTCAGTACAAGGAACCCTGTTCCCGCTTGCGTCGAGTTGGTACAGACCTGTTTCAAGAACCTTCGGCTGCCAGCCGTTGGGGTTATATCTGAAAACGTAATTGTATGCCCAATACGCTGCACCATCGTGCCACTCTTTATTCGCGGTAATCCTCACTCGCAGAGTGCCGGGATCAGCACCCTTGAACGTGTCTGAGTTGGTGGAGTTATTGTACGAGAACACGTCAGCGGCGATGAAAGACAGCTTGTTTTTCTTGACCGTCAGAGTGGGGAAGCTGTCAACCATCTCGATCGGATCTTCGTACCGATCGCCAACCTTGTTCAGAATGGCGTTCCCGTCTCGATCCTCAGACACGAACCGAGAGAAATCCTCAGCACCCCACGACTCATGAACCTGCTGCAAGGTCGGGTCGTCTTCGTCGATGTCATCACTCGGTAGATCAGTGGTGTACTTGCAGGTAATCGTCCACACGTTCGGAGCAGACGAGTTCGGCTTCGCATCTATGTCGGTGCAGAGTGCTGCCGTGTCTTCCGGGTGAGCATTCCCCAATACTGGAACGCCAGCGGCTGTAGCGACGGAATAGCTGCCCTCGTTCGCTGTTGTTTCAGCAACGAAGCGGCGAGTGTGGTCGCGTTTCTGGAAGATGCCGATCTTTGTGGATCGATCCTCATACTGCTCAGCAACGGTAATCGACATTAAAAGGAAACAACCTCAAGCTCAGGAGCATCTGTCATGCCTTCAAGTAGACTGACCTGTTTCTGTTGCAGTGCGGTTTGCTTCTCCGACTGCTTGGCAACCGTTTTGAGGTGGTTGTCGCTGCTGCCCTTGATCGCTCGATTGATTGTGTCGAACGCTTCCTTGCTGCCCTTGAATGCGATGCCCAGTGGATCGCGATTGCTTTTGCTTTCAGTGGCAGAGACACCCGCGGCACCCTTCGACGCATCAAAGTCGACAGCCCCGGCTGTCACGGCAGCCTGACCCGCTCCAGCCGCCATACTGCCGACGTCTGCAACTGTACTGTTGAGGAACTCCTCAAAGTTGCCGTTCAAGGCCGAGCCGACTTCTTCAATCTCACGCTGATAGTCTCGCTCATCAGCGGTAACCGTTCGCTGTGTCAGCTCCAGCCCCGCTGTCACGGTCTGCACACCGTCAAGAAGCGGCACCATGTCAAACGTCAACGGAGTCTCACCCAGCGAGGTGACCGTTTCCCAGACCGCAGAAAACACGTTCCGCACGTTCTGGCCGATGTTCTCCAATACGCCAAGCGTCACTGCCGCCATGTCTGACCAGATGCTAGACCAGTTGCCAAACAGCCAGTCAAACACCTCACCCATATTGGTGCCAAAGAAGTGCTGCACATCCTCGCTCAGAGTAGTCATCGCTGACAACGCCTTGAGTGCAGCGAGTCCTGCCATCGTGCTGAAATTATTCCACGCAAACTCAGCAACCGTAGCAAAGGCTCGCATCCATTCCATGAACGTCTGAAAGCTGCCAACCATCGGGCCGCTGATGAAATTGGCCGTACCTTCAAGTGCCGCCTGTAGTGGCCCCTGAAATGTCTGGAACACATCAATAGCCATCGCACTGGCAGCACTTTGCAGCTTCGTGAATGCACCCGATACGTTGTTCAGCTTTTCCTCAGCGACCGACAGGCCGAAACCGTCCGAGTCGTTCACTGCTGCGTTTACCTCACGCATCCCGGCAGCACCCTGCGTCATCAGTGCGGAGAACGCACCAATCCCACGGGTATTGAAAATCGCACTCAGTGCGGCAGCTTTTTCGCCACTCGCCATGCCTGACAGCGACTCGTTAAACTGCTGAACAATGGCAGGCAGAGTCAGGAAGTTCCCAGCGGAGTCAGTCAGCGAAATACCCAACGCCTCAAGCTGGCTGGCAGCTCCTGCCGTGGGTGCCTGCAACGACGTCATCATGGCACGGAATCCCGTTCCTGCCTTGTCTTCTCCCAGCGTGGTTGCGAGTGTTGCGATAATGCTCGACGTTTCGCCCAGATCCATGCCGAACGCAGTGGCCGACGCAGCAGCGTACGAGAGCTGCGTCCCCATGCCGCTTAGGCTAATCGAGCCACTACTGGCCGCCTTAGCCAGTCGATCAACCACACTGCCCATTTCAGCAGCCGGAATGCCAAACTGATTCAATGCTGCGGCGGCAATCGTTGCCGCTTCTGCCATCTCGATATCGCCTGCCGCAGCAAGCGTCAGGACGCCCTCAGACGCACCGAGGATCTGATTAGCACTCAGACCCGCCTTGCCCATCTCAGTCATCGCAGCAGCAGCCTGAGACGCTGAGAATGATGTTGACGCACCGAGTGATTCAGCAGTGTCAGACAGCTTCTGGAACTCAGCGTCAGTGCCATTGACGAACGCCCGCACGTTACTCATCTGGCTCTGGAATTCAGAGCCGACAGATACGAGTTTAACCATGCCAGCAATCAGGCCGACCGGAGCACCAACAGCAGCAACATTAGCACCAAGCCTGCCGATCCCGGCAGCGAAGCCAGCCGTGATACCTCTGGCTTTTTTGAATCCCTTGTTCAGCCCGGCTGTGTTTGCCGTGACCGATAGACTAAAACCACCAATGCTCGCCAGTCATCACCCCACTTCGAAAAACGCTCTCAGCGTTGTTGCAATCTCATCGTCCGTCTGCCGTGACCGGCGTTTGTAGACCGGTCTGAAATCATCCTTCTTGAGTGCCCTGCCTTTGGATCGCATCGAGTTGGCAACTGTTGCCGCGATGATGGCCGATTGATCCCAGTCATCGCCCCACGGCTCGATCTGCCGGTATACGCGAAAGCGGATGAACTCCTTAAACGAGGTCATCCGCTTTGCCTGATCGACTGTGCAACCGAGAACGCGATAGGCGAAGAAACACCAGTCACGCCCCTCAGGGCTTAGGACTCCCCCTCAATCTCATCCAGCTCCTCATCGGTAACACCGTTGAGCTTCTTTGCCGCCTGAAACACTCGATCGAGTGCCCGAACAGACTTCTTGCCGAGGTCAACAACATCAGCCAGCGAGAACAATCGCTGACCGCGTTCATCACAGGCAGCAACTGCCACCAGCGAGGCTCGAATGTTTTCGAGATTAAACCCGCCCTCTTTCGTCTGCCGCTCAGACTCCCAGAGATCCTTCTCGAACCCGCTGAGAGTCTTAACCCCAACCTCGCCGCCCCATTCTGGAACCTTAACCGTCTCAATTGACGAATCATCAGCCGCCAGAATCTGCTCACGTGTGAGCAACATAATTACGCTCCCGGTGTATAGGCACGCTGGCCTGTGAATTTAATCGTCACACTCTGCGACATCTTGTCATCCATTGGCACCGCTTCTTCCGAGTCAGTCAGGAATCCGCTGCACGCAATCGTCGCACCGGCAACCTCACCCGACTTCAGCGGAAACGTGATCGTGACCGTCTCAACCGCACCCGTAATAGGCGGAGCCGTATCAGTGTCGTAGATCAACTCAACTTCCAGCTCACCCGAATCAATCAGCGTGGACGGAATAAACTCTTTGTATCCACCCGTTGATCCGAAGTTAGTCACATCGACCGCTTCGCGTGACAGTCCGCCGATTTTTACGTCAGTAATCTCAGCACAAAAACCCGATGAGAACGCGATAGCCGTTCCAAATCCAAGCGACGCCATTAACC